TATTTAGAGGGACGTTCATAGGAAATAATATTGTTGAACACCAAGCTGGAGTGACAGGATTGATAATTAAAAATAACGAAGGCTATCCTACTGAAAAATCGGGTATAGCAACTATAGCAAGTGGAGCTTCAAGTGTTGTGGTGAACCATGGTTTAGACGGGGCTCCAAGCATTATAACTCTCACAGGTACACATAGTGAGGTTGCGAATTGCTGGGTGACAGATGTGACAGATGCGCAGTTTACGATAAATGCTCCTTCCGCTGTTACAGATGACAGAGATGTTTATTGGAAGGCAGCAATGTCGTAATCTTTATCAACATAAAATATAAAAAATACGCATAGCATGTAGATAAACAACTACACTAAATTTCCTGGATCAATCTACATGCATTTTTTTTTGTGTTTTAGTTATTTAGTATATCCTCTCTTCTTTTATTCTTTTAACTACTTCATTAAACAGTTTATCTTCTATTTCTCGTAGATTTTTATAAGGATGATGTCTACCATCGTCATCTAAGTCAAATACATAACTATGACATTTATCATCTTCAATCAATAATGGATCATAGGATTTACAGTATCCATCTTCTATACCGAGTTTCAGAAGCAGATTATAGAATTTCCATGCAAGCCATTCAAGAACGTATCGTTTTTGAGTTTCATTTAGAGGCAGATCATCAATGCTTCTTTTCTCTTTTTTCGGGAAATATTTGACTACCATATCTCCTACACCAGAACGCTGATATTCAATAGGATATACTCGCCAACCATTATCTAAAACCAGAGTTAATATACCTTTTTGTGGATCATTTATTACTTCTCTGATTTCTCCTTCTATATAGCCCCCACCTGGCAGCTCAGCTCCTATATAGTCTCCAGCTTTATATTCCCATTCACCCCACCATTTACTCATATTCGCTTATAGACGCAATAAAAATATAGAGGTAATAGTTTTATATACCCAAGGCAAAAATATTTTGATGACAACGTTATATGAAGCTCTCATGCAAAAATTTGAGTTAGTCTATAATACGAGGTGCGATATAATAAACCACTTTTCCTGTTTCATGTAAAGGACTCGATAATCGCATAGGGAACTCACTACCGAATCCCACTTCTATTTCACGCATACCCAAATTATAGAGGGTGTTAGTAATACTAAGAATGAAGTCAACAGGATAGGCTGATTTTAAATTATGGGTAGATTTTTTATCGGAAGTATCAATCACATAAGTTTCAACCGTAATGGATTCTTCTTCACTCTTTGTAGAAATAGTTAAATTCTCATGAAGATTATCGAGTTCAAAGATGAGAGTATCATTTCGGATTTGATTAGCTGCACGTGCAATTTTTCTTATTTCTTCTATATCAACTAAACATTTACATTCGAATTCATCAGGGATGTTCGAGGCAGAAGCCATATAGGTAGGATCGAGAATATCCATATCAATTTCGAAATTATTTAAAAGCATCTTGAATCTATCTGTAATTTCTATTTTAATATTATCGTCAGGATTACCTAATTTAGTATAGAGTAGTAGATTCTTAACATTTAATCCTACTTCAACATCTTCATCCAAGAAATAATCATTGAATAGACCATTAGGAAGAGAAACATCTACTAATGCTATATTACCATAGTCAGTTATTTTAGAACACAAGCCTTCTTTAGCGAATCTCAATTTAGTTTCTTCACGTATAGGAAGAATAGTCTCTAACATATCCCTAAATATTTTATTTTTTATTGAGATTTGAATCATAGCTTCAAAATTCCTCCATATTTGACCATAGACGCAATATTTTTAGGGTAGTGATACATTTATATTGTCTTAGTGAAAACATTACGTTAAATCGCAAATATGAGCGTCTCATGCAATTTTAATATTTGAGTAGTAGATATGAGTATCCCACACTGGTATTCTAATATAGTGTTTATTATTTTCCTTTATGCATCCTATAATTTCATCAGTTTGAGGTTCTATAATTTCAATCGATTCTTCGAGAGGATTATATAGTCCAACCATCATATGATTCCTCTCTGGTACATAGATATAATCAAGATAAATATGATGTTTGGAAGCTGCAAGAATCAAGTCTCTACTGAAGTCTCGACAGACATAAGAGCCATCAATATAGGTATGAGTATCAGTTGTATCTAATGCTAAAAATTGGGAGAGGCTAACAGATAATATCAATCCCATAACAATATATCTATTTACGTTTTTCATTGATAAAATTTGCAATTAGATCCCACTCTTCCCAATAGAGAAACATCGAGTAGGTTATATATCCTCTTTGTCTAATTTCTATTTTTATTCCGTGACTGTCTGTTTCAACTTTAGTAGCACTAAGTTCGTTTTCTTTTAGTATCAATTCATCAATTTGTGTTTTGAGTTCGTTAACAAATGCTTCTATATGATTCCATTCTTCTCGAAAGAGCAGTAAAGAATATGCTATTTCTCCATCAAATTCTTCTGTTATTGCAATGCTATAATCATCCACCTTAGTTGTAATAATAGTAAGGTCTTCTCCTTTTATTACCAGTTCTTTGTTTGTTATCTTTTCAATTCTATTTTTCAGTATTTCAATATTATTTACGGTATTCATTTACAAATCCAATTTACTAACCCATAAACCATATCTTTTCTGTTTTATAGATTCCTGTGGTTTTACCTAACCGTCCAACTATAGCATTAGATTGAGGTTCATAAATTTCCCACGTGCCTTCAGTAGTTATAAATGAATTATAAGCATGTGAATGAGACCAAGTGATAGCAAATGCTACTTGCTTATCATAATACGGTTTTGCGAATACAGCAGCTACGAATGATGCCATAAGTAATGCGTAATCATCACAATCAGCAACATCTTCTCGCCATTTCGGTAATATCTTTTCTACTTGTGTCTGAATAGGACTCAATATTTTTATCCATGAATTTAATGGTAGTGTATAATAGTATTTATCAGCGGTTAGTATATCATATTTACCATATTTGGCTATAATTTTCCATGGATTGACTTCTTCCATCTCCTTTGATGGATCTGGTGGTTCAGGAAGGTTTATGGATTTTGCTAAAGCTCTTGATAGTATTTCTGCTCTTTTCGCAAAGTATTCTTTATCTTTAATGCACTTCTTTAATTCTTTTCCACAATCACAAGGTCTAAATATATTTCTTAACATATCTTGTATTCTTACATACTTTTTAAAATAATTTGGAACTTTCCAATACATTTTTAATCAATCTTCCCATAAATACCAAGATTCTTCTGCTTCTTTAATCGCTTCTTCTTCCTCTATCTTTCTTTGCATTTTTTCTCCAGTAGAATATTTTAATAAATAAACTGGTTCTCCAATTTCATCTTCTCTGACTTGTCCAATGTATTCTAGTTTATTTCCACAGAAAGGACAGTATGTAATATGATTTTCATAATAAAATTCTAAATAACATTTCTTACAAGAATATACCTTCAATTTATAACGAGACATGGATAATTCCTTATTCGGCAAAATAAAAACAACATATTTTTATCGGAGTTGTATACCTACATTATAGAAGGATCCACTTCTTGTTTTTTCTTCTCGTTCTTTTTACTCTTCTTTTTCTTAGCAGCTTTTGATTTACGCCACATCATCAGTGACGATATCAACGAACGTTGATCTGCAAGAATTGCGAAGAAAAATGCATCAAGATTTTTCTTTAGATTATTGACGCTATCTATAATCTCTTTTGAAGGTATCCAACCTAATCCTTCCCCATATTCTTCCTTGACTTCTCTATATACTGTCATCATCATTTGTAGTCTATACGTATAAGCTTGTATATAGTTCAAATGATCTTCTAAGTAAGTAAGGAATTCATCATCTGCATAATCCATTACTTCTTCTTTTGGTCTGGGCATAATACACACCTCCTACTCTCCATATATAATATATGCAAACCATTTTCCACAGAAAGGACAATTAATTCTTACTATATTTTCAGTATCATCCGCTACAGCAGTAACTTCTCTCATAGGGTATGACTCTAAGTCCACATTCTGATTACAATAAGGACAGATTGTTCTCATTTCTTCTCCTCAAAATATTTATTACAAAATGGGCATACTACAATCGTAATTCCTGTATATTCATTTTTGACTCTTAGTGCTACATCGAAGCTCTCACCACAAAAGGGACAGATAATAGTCATTTTATTATGTCTTTATCCTTCCATAATTTTGGTATCATATCTTCTGGTGTCCATTCTATTTGACCATACTTTCCTCTATATTCATTTAAGACCTTACCAGTTCTAAAGAATGCTATTTGTGCTATCCTCACACCTACAGGAAGGACTATTCGGGTGTGCTGTGAATGATTGGTTATAGCCATAGTCCATTTATTTATAAATCCCACATCACCGAATCCACCACACTTACAAACCGAAATTCCTAATCTTGCAAACGAACTTCTGGCATGCATCTTAGTAGTAATGTTATGCCGACCTCCTATTATTTCTTGAGTATGAGCTAGGATAGTTTCTCCCGGATGTATTTCGATTTCTTTATCTGCTTTTTTAATTCTCCAATGATTTTTTATGCTGTTTTTATCAAATGGCATTATGTAATGATCAAGTACATTTTCTACTGCATAATATTCTCCTAATCGAACATCGTAGCTATTGGGATTTAGTTGTTCTTTCCTAAAGGGTTTTATAATTATATTTCCTTTTTCTAATTCTTCTAAAATTTCACTATCTGATAACATTAGATTTTCTTACTTATCTAAATTAGCTATTACGATAGCAGTTACTAATATTGTTATGACTATGCCACAAACCAGATATCACCAAAATATACAAGTTGTTAGCCAGGTTAGATATATATTCAGTATGGTAAAAAGCTTATGTGAAATCAAGTTCATTACGACTGCTTGAATGATACTTCCGCCAAACGGAATTATACTCAAACACAATGCCAAATCATAGAAAAGACATAAAGCTAACATTGCCATCAGCCCCTCGATACCACCATAGACGAAATAGCCCAGCACACTAAACAAAACAGTATAGAAAAGACCAAAATAAGAAGTCCTAATTGTCACACCTCTTCCATTCATACCACCTCCTAACTTTTTTTTTAGATAATTATATTAGAAGAAATAATGAAGCATGTAACCAATTATCAATCCTATACCATAGTAAATCAAAGAATCATAATCTCTAATCATTTCCCATAAATTTTTCATTCTTGGCTACTCAACCTCCACTAATTTAAATGTTTTAGTTTCTTTAAGTCTTCGTTCACCTAAGAAATTGGTTTCATAAATCACACATTGGACAGCAACGGGATACTTCTTCCCAATCTCCCATAGAAATTCACAATCAGGTCGTTCTTCTTGCCAAGATATATCCTCTCTATTTATCTTCATTTTTTCCTATCTCGTATAGGTTTAAAGTTGTTTATGCGTATTACATTCCAATCAAGGTCTTCTATTTCACTTTCTATATGTTGAATTTCTCCTTCTAAGTAACTCCTTCTTCTTTTAAGAGCAATTAAGTATGATTCCAAATATTTAGTAGCCATGAGAGACATTAATTTATATATTTTCAGTGTCACCTTGCTAAGCATCTTCAATCTCCCCTATCTTTTCTAAATAATACGAATACAATCCTTTAGGTACAGAACACATTCTTGCTTTTGCTTCTGCTGCTACATATTGAGCAATCAATGGCATGGCAATTTTCTTATCTCTAAATTGTTCATATCCTATCTCGTCTAAGACCTTCTGTATCTCATTCATAACTTCTGCTTCTGGTAGTTCTGGATATTTGGGAATATCTTTGTCTATATTAATTTCGACATCCTTTTCATGTGGCACATCTAACCGATCTTTAAAGAAGTAAGCTTTATCACCATCATAAGACTTGAAGACTACACCTTCTCGATTCTCTTTCTTTGCACGGTCGAGCATTTTTTCTATTTGTTTTTCTAATTTCTCAATTGTAGAATGTGAAGAGACAGCCCATAGCTTAACAACTGGTAGTTTCCATTGATAACAGAACTGATAGACTCTTGTGTAATTCCACCAGCCATCATTTATATCATAAATATCGAAGACTGCAATATCATCTTTTTCATGATACTCTATACGAGAAGGACTTTTACCCTTTTGTAGTAATTCAAAGAATACTATTATATCATGATTCCATCGATATTTTTCTGTATAAAGAGCTGTTCTTAGAATAGCATCATATCCTGTATTTTTAATTGATTTTAACAAATCATCACTTGCTGGTATTTTATTTCTACTTCCAAACTGGAGGTTATCGTTCTCGTCTATGAAACAACGTATATTGGATCCATCACGCTTTTCTTCAAAAAAGATTAACTTACCAAGTAATTCTCTACCATCATAAGGAGACTCTCTTATATATCCTAATTTTGGATATTTTATTACTTCTTCTATTATCATTTCAACATTAGTATCCAAGACATTTTCCAATAAAAGTCATTACAAATGCTGTGAGAACAAGAAGCGCATAAAATAAGATTATTAGCATTGCTCCCAACATGATAGTATCCCACCATTTATCTATCCAACTACCAATTCTTTTAGTCATTTTCTCTTCTTCCCCATTCTATTCTACCACCACAATAAGGACACTTCATTTTTAGGTATTTTATTTTCTTTAACTTGACTCCATCTTCTTGTTCTTTTATTACTACACCAAAGACTTTTCCACAATCTTTACATTGTACGATCATCTTTCATCCACTTCTCTGTATGGTATATCCCTTGTTCTTCTTTCATGCATATTTGAAAGTTCTACAAAATATCCTACTATTCTTCTAAATTTGTATACTTCTTTATCGCCGCATATTGGACAAAGGGCAGCATCTCCTAAGGTTATATGATTATGCGATTTGCATCTCGTTAGGAATGTATCGAATGCAAAGTATGGCACTCCGTATTTTATCACACCTTTTACTACTTTACCCATCTGATGAGTATTCTGAAATGGACTTGGAATATTGATAAACATCATTTGACCACCATCAAAATATTTTGAGAATCTCCCAGTTGTTCTCACTCGTTTTCCGATAGTCATCTTTTGCCATGGTGATACGATTTGATTAGTATACATCTTTCCTGATTCATAATAATTAGCATAAGGTGAATTAGTTTTCTGTGCATATTTCATGTCCGCTTCATAAAGAGTAACTGCTGCTGATTCTGCAGGTACTAACTCACAATTATAAAATCCTTCCCATGAATCTATTTCAGTTCGAATTACTTTGAGTACCTCTTCGAGTTCATCCCATGAATATCCTGCTATTTCTTTTAAATCCCATACCCCTATTATCCCTATGGTAGAATACATCCTCTGAAGTGAACGAAGTCCCAGTTCAAAAGTAGCATCAAGATGTTGGTGTTCTTTTAGGAGTTTTCTATGCCAGTCAAGAAAATCTTTTGCTAATCTTAGATTCTCTATTATACGTTCTATAAAATTATCATGATGTCTAATGAATATTCCTGGTAAATTAAGACTCACAACTTGATGACTACCTATTTGCACTCCCCCACTCCCATAAGAATTATAGAATGGCTTTGTATTCGACGTAAGTCTACAACATGAAGCAATGGCATCAAGATGTGGTAAAGCAAGGAAATTATACATAGTATGCTGGATATTTTGTTCAAGTGCAAATTCTAAGAAATCTTCATCTTGGATATTTATTCCTTTTATTTTGAGTGCAGCTGTAATTACAGGAAATCGTAGCATTTGAATCTTTATTTCATTAGTATGCCATTTCATTACTGACTTCTGAACAGTTAATAAATCATCTACATCTAAGCCCCAAATGTTATTACCAAATAGATGTTCTAAATAATACCTATCAAAAAATGAAATATTAGTATAAAGCGATTCTGCGCCTTGTCTTAAATGCTGATTGAATGAGTAAAATAATCTCTGTAATTCATTTTTGAATTGGTACTCTGTTAGACTAAGCTTTTGTTTCTTTACATAATAAGTTAGAGCCAAAATGAGATCAGGAATCCCTATTGCTCCTCGTGTGCGATTTGCAACATAAGATGTAAATTCTATAAGTTGTGCTATAAATGAATCCAATCTCTTTGGTGGCTTACTCTTGAAATGTGGATAATATAGTAGTCCTTCACTCATTATAGGTTCGGTTGCAATTGAATAACAATATGGCAATAACAGTAGTTTTGAAAAATCATGAATGTATAATTCATTTCCATGAAGTTCAAGAATTTCTTTACCTCTATTGAACCAATCAGTGATCAACTGCTTATTAAAAGCCAGTTCAATACCAGATGCTAACTGCTTTCGAATATTAGCTATATCAGGATAATAATTAGCATTTATATCTACAATACTTTCTCCATTCAAAAAATCTTCAATATTCATTTTTAACATAGATAGGATAATTACATATAAAATATGCTGAGATTACGTCTCCGCAGTTTCTCTATCCTTTCATCATCTTCTTTGAATATAGAATCAGCTGAATGTAAGCGATCATATTTCTCATCTTCTATCAATAAATCATATTTTTTATTTTTAACTTCGAATTTTGCCCGCTTTTCCCAGATAATCTCTTCGAGATACATATCAGTAAGATCTCTAAAGCAGCGCCGTATTTGGTCATAAAGAGCGTCCTTTGATTTTTCGCATATAGATCTCTTTCTGTAGTAGCCCCTTATTCCATGAAATGAATAGAATATCGCTATCCATCTTTCATAAATTTCAATATCAACTCGTGCTTTCATCAGTGTTATGATTGAACTCCATCTATCAATAAATTAATTCTCCTTCTCTCGATCTATTTCTATAAGTGAAAGAATGCAATAACCTGCAATGTCTATTAAAGTATCCCGAATAGCACCAAGGTTATTTTCGTTATATTCTATATTCTTTAAGCGGTTTAGTTTGAACGTTAGTACTAAACGAGATGCATCTAATCCCCATTCATTCCAAGTCTTACAGAATGCATCATCGTACTGAGTGCCTCGCTGTGTTAACGTATTTTTTATCAATTTTAAATAGTAATCAAAATTCTCTTCACTCATAAGCGATCATGCTTTTCAAATATTTTTATTAGTTCTCTTTCGTATCTCTTTTTAGCTCGCTGTAGCATTTCTTCTTTTTCTTCATCTGTTAATAATCTACCATGTGCTTCTACCTCATGTGTTATAGGATATACAAATAGGTTTATAATCTCTTTTATAATATCAGCCATTCTATTCTACCTCCATATTCTAAATTTGCATGAGACGCATATATTTAGCCATAGACGCAATAAAATCTATCAGGGTATATAAAACTATTACCCAACGAAAAAAATTGCAATGAATAAAGGATATGAAGCTCTGGTACAAGATTTACGCATCATCACTTAGAAGTATTATCAATTCTGGATTTTCATGAATGTTTCCTATGATTTCTATATTATCCTTGGTATCTACATCGTACCATAATAAAATTGGACTTTTTTTCCTATTAAGTAGTTCAAGTACGAACCCCGTGTACTTCCATACTACTACTCCGGTCAGTTTATCATTGTATCTTACTATATCACCTTCATATATTTCTTTTTTATTCTTATCGTTAGAATCGGTATACTGCCCGACTGTTTCAGGAACTACTAATTTTCCCGTTAAAAAATTAAACGGTTTAATAAAATATTTTAAAGCATCAGCGATAGTATCTTCTTCTATAATTAAACTACCGTATATCCATTTTCCATTATCAATTCTTTTTCCTCTAAATTTTATTTCTCTCATCATTTTCTTCCTTCTTAATTTCTGTGGGTGGATATTTAAGAACGTAGCAATTCCCAAGAGGATGCTTAATATCAAAGAATGATGGATGGACACCAATCTTCCTAACAATAACTGTTTTATGGATAGGTATTTCCCTGTAATTAATGCGTAGGTTAGAAAATAGTCTTGGAAATCTCTTTTTCATATAGTCTTTGATATAGTCAGTTATAGAAAGCGGCACATTTTCTTTTTTTTTTCTATTTTCGTTTCTTTTGATTCACTAATTAAAGAGCCTGGTAAATAGCAAGCTAAGATGATGCGATGACCAAATTCTTCTGCACTTCTTTCAATTATTAACTCAGGACACGGAATATCAGCCTCAATAAATTCCTCTTCCCATATATTATGAATTAACTTCAGTTTTTCTATTTCTATTTCACTAAGTTTTTCGTATTCTTTTTTCATTTATTTAAATCTTAAACCGATGTAATCCGATGGAAAATAAGGTAAAACTTTAACTGGATAACCTAAAAACACTTGTATTGGAAATTTATGGTCAGGAGGCAAATCCAGCTCTTTTGCTAATTTCTGGTAAGCTTCTTCGCCAAGCACAATTTCTTCAATTTTTCGATTCTCACTCTTTATCTTATAAATGTTTTCAACTATTAAACTCCTAACACTTTCTGTCATTCTCGCCTACAATTTCATCAATCAATCTCCATTCCTTTGCTTCTTTAGCATCCATCCATACTTCTCTTCTTCGTATCAATTCACGAACTTCTTCTTCAGTTTTATTACATCGCGATGCGAGAATATCAATTACCTTGTTAGTTATTCGGTTGAGTTCGGCAGCTTCATCTTCTAATTGAGAAGTAGATTCATCTCTAAACATAGTCCATCTACGAGGTTCATGGAGTAAGAATGAAGTTGTAGGATACGCCAACCGCTTATCAGCTCCCTGAAGAATAATCATAGCAGCAGCACTTGCAGCTAATCCTTCTGCTATTACAAGCACTTCCCTGCCTGAATTCGATAATTCTCTCAAAATATCATATACTCCAAAAGCTAAATATGCATTACCGCCAGGCGAAGTAAGTCTAATAGTAATTCTTGATAGCCATTTATCGGCATCTCGTAATGCTGCAATTTCTAAATTAAAATCATCTACCGTTACATCATCAATTTCGCCTCGTAAGTGTATAATACCTGCAGATAATTCTTGATGCCTTAGTCTCTCATATAAGGAAAGACCCTCTAATTCTTTTTTCATTATATTCCTCCCTTGAGTCTAAAACTATCGAGTGCATCTGCTATATCCTCTGCATTATCCAATATTCGTTCAAACCGCTTAACTATTTCTAACAATAATATTCTTTTTCGTTCTTCTTCAAAATCAACCTTCATGATCTTAATTAGTATTTTTCGATATAAATCATCACCTTCATTTTCATACCGATTAATCTCTTTGATGCAATCCAATATAGTATCATTGTATTTCAAGAAATTTGACGAACATTCAGTAGCAACACTTATGGAGTGTATAGCCTTTTCGATAAGTCCTACGAAATTTCCAAAATAAGATCGAGCTTCATTCAGTTCATAGCCTAAATGTGACCAAGCCATCAATCGCCATATTACTTCTTCTATATCGTCTATTATGTCATCAATTCTTTTCACGAAATATCGAATGTCCGATACTTCTTCTGTTACTCTTGTATGATCACATAGTAAGAGTTCATAAATACCGTGTACAATTAAATCTGCTTTTTCTTCTACTTCCTTTGCTTCAATACTCAAATCATGTATATTTGATGTATTTATCTTCTTTAACAATTCTACTGATCGAATTAGTTTGGCAGTCAAATCCAAAAAACTATTCTGATAATCATATCGTTTTACAAAATTAATCTTTCCAACAACATCTTTAATTTTCATCTTCTATTACATCTGCGAGATAGATTACTAATTCAGCACACTTCTCTTTATCATTTTTATCAAATAATTCTTCAAAGAATTTCCAAAATAGAAGTCTTCCTTCTTCCTCTTCTAAATGATTAATATATTTTACAAGAGCTTTTTTATATATTCCCATTTAATAATTTCACCTCATGATAATATTTAACAAGATACTTAAAGGCATTCCATGCTATCAATACTATGTCTTCATTCCAAGTCTTCCATTCAAAACCCTTATTGTTTTTGTCTAATCGCAATATTCCAACTTTATAACCGGTATCTTCGGGATGCATGTATTCATAGGCATATTTGTAAGAAGCTAGTTGAAGTAGCATTTCTGGATAGATGCGTTTTGATGTCTTGAAATCCACAATATATCTTTCTCCATTAAACTTGCATCTAAAATCTAATGTTCCTGCATATTTGAGATTTTCATGATAGACAGTTTCTTCATTCCCTAATGCTTTGATATCATGTGAAGATTTCCAATCAAGAAAAGCAGTTACAGCTGGATAGTAATTACTATCTATAACTTTGAGTAAATCTGAAGTATCCAATTCTGATTTAAACGTTAATTCAATAATCTTGTGTACTCCACGTCCTAAATGTGCTGCTTTCTCTTTTATTGCTTGATGTTCTCTTCTTGCATCCATTAACAATTTATAGGCATTTTTTGAATTTAATTTGATTTTTCCATTTATAACATCGTTTAAACGCCTACCGAGGTATTCGACAGTTGTTTTTACTGCCCATATTTCAATAGCAGGCTTTCTCAATACCGAAAGAATAGTAGTACTTGAAGGATAAATTTCATCTCCTATTTTGTAATGATGACCCTCTTTCAATCCTAATCGTTTTAGTTCCTCATCTTCCAAAAGCTTTATTTCTTTCATTAAACTTCATTAGCAAGCAAACCACTACAAAATATATTCACTAACATTATATTCTGCTGTTTAATCCCAATAAGTATGTGTCCCTAAAAATTTCGGAGGCTCACTTCTTCCATCTTTTCCGAAATAATATTCATAGTCACTTACGTCTTCTGGTTTCCAACCTATCTTAGAAAACCCATCCTGCCATAGTTCTAAAAACTTAACACCTAATTCTTTCATCCTTCTCCAATCACGATAGCTGCTATACATTATTATTCCCAAGAAAAATGGAAATGTATCAACTTTTTGTTTATACCAGTCATCAATAAGCTTACGGAGCTTCTGATACTCCTCATCGTTTGGAATCGTAGTATCGACTTCGACATTGGCTTTACCAAATCCTGTCGAATTTACATGTGTCTCTATAATATTATTAAGAAAGTATTCTTCCTCACAATCAATATTCTTTAGTGCGAATACTAATGAGTATATCCCTCTTCCAAGCGATTGAAAGTTTTTAACTAATTGACGTGGAACATCGGGAAACATGAGACGACATTTAAAACATCTAAGTTGTATGGTTATAGACTTAGTGCATTCAACTACAAACCAAGCAATGCTATTTTTCTTCATTTTCTCTTCGCTGAAGCTCATAAGTACATAGTTTTATTAATCGCTTAAGTTGGTAATCTGATAGAGCACTAATGATTTTTTTCTGTATAGCTAAATGATACTGTACTGTTAGACCAGAGATAAAATCATTTAGTTCTAAATATTTGTGATTTCCTTTTCTAAATGTTTTATAATCAATGTCTATTGTATAATTTATTTTGTTATCTTCCATCATTTTCTTTTAATTCTTTCCGAATATGTCTCCATCAAATCTTATTTTAATTCTTCTTTAGATACTTTATCTCCGAAATAATATCTAAATCCGTCTGTATCGCTCAGTGCTTCTTGAAAACTGTCAAATAACTTCGGAGTTGCAATTATACAGGGAACGATTCTTTTAATTAAATGTTGCTTAGAATAAAACTCCCGTGGTTCATAAACATTCCATTCAAATGCAAAAGGGATAACTATATAACTCTCGATATATTCGTCATAGACTCGACCTGCATTATGTTCCCAAGGGACATCATCCCAATCATCACCCCACTGCTCTCCGTTCTTGCCAAGATAGAATTTAACTAAATTTCCTTTTCTTTCCCAATCAATTATTTCTCTATTCATCTCCTATAAAAATCTTCTTGATATTCTCCATAATTTTAGATTTAGAATTTTTTGATGATTTTATTATGTTTTCAATTGTTTTATATGATGAAAGTAATTTAACGGCTGTATTATATCCAATCCCAGGTACACTCATGAGTGTTTGCATTCTAAGCTCAGTCCATGACTTATTTTTCTTTTTTACCACAGGCTTAGGAGTATAATTGTGAGTGTCTATTAATCGTTTAAAGTAAATATAGAAATATTCAGATGCTTCTGCTTTATCGAATTCCCTCCATATTATCCCATTAGCATCTAATGCTGCCTTTGCACCTACTATTGAATTCAGTAGCAATTTCGGATTACGAGTGTATTTAAGTTCTTTCAATTTTTCATACTCATTTGTATCAATCCATACAAAAACTCCATTGGGATATACTTCTTTAGCTTGATATAACTTATTCCAAAAATCTTCTTTTCTAATACTCTGAACAAAATCATTAATGGTTTTTCGTTCTATCAGACAGCCATCAAAAACTATATCACCCAATTCTAATTTTTTAATTTCTACTGGAAAATCAGACTGCCAATCGAATAGGTATTGTACATCTTTGTTTTGTTCACGTGAATCTATATATATAATTTTATTTTCACTAGTCATGTTTTCTTTACCTATATCTTTTTCTAAATGATCTTGATCTTCGAACGGGTTATGTAAGAGAATCACATTCGGAGCAAGGCGAGACCGAACTTCTGCGCGAGTTAGCATAACTGGAGAATCCAAACTATCCACCCTTACTTCAGGAAAAGCCCAAGAACCATACCATAGAGGTAAAATATTATAAGGAACTTTATTATTTAATTGCGGTTCCGGTTTTTTTATACATTCAGGACAGCGAGTTGTTGCATACGTTTTATTGTTTTTACTATCATGAAACAATACTAAACAATGAGCAGTCCTACCGCATAAATTACATAGAGGATATTTAGTCATTTTATTTTAGAGTCCGAAAATCCTAACTTCATATATCTATATAATTTCTATTTTCGCTTGATGAGACTGCTCAAAATATTTACTCTTACCTTCAAAATTATATAATGTAGTATCAGCTATCACCTGAATCAGGTCTTTCATATTTGAAGCTAAAAGTCTTTCAGCCCTATCTTCATATTCTATAATCAATACATACTCTCCTTCATTTTTATAAATCATGAATTTTAGCATTTCTTTTCCTCTAATTCTGAAAAAATAACAATATCCGTTAATCTTGATTTCCTGATACCAACTTTACACTGATAATAGTTTTTACACCTGTCACAGTATCCATCAGCACTAATGAATCCCAATTCATCTTCGATATTATTTGGTACATAGTCGCCAATGTCTATGAAATTACTTTCATCATTCACAGTGTAGTATTTTAGGAAACGATTTATATTATTGCAGTACGGACATTTATGCTTTACACTTAACCACAGCCATGGCATTTATTCATACCAAAGTTCTTTGATTTCTACTAAACCTACTCCGAATATTATAAATATCCAAGCAAGGAATAATGGAAACTCAGTGTCCCAATATTTTAGCATTAAAACTATTCCAAGAATAGTAATAATTTTACCCAGATATCTAAATGGAAAGTGTTTCCATATCATTCTTTAATTATGATATCCTTTAAATAATTATAAGTACGTGCTGGTAGATATTTACGTAGGACATTAACAAGTAGTTGTGCCTCTCTCATGAATACTGAATTATGTTGATAACTGAAAAGTGTAGGTGAAATTCTTATATAAACATCTTCATTTAGCGATCTTGTTCCTGTTATTTGGAATTCCTGAGTCATTCATTTCCTCCTTGATTCGATTTATTTTGTTATTTATATCATTTAGAGTCTTAAATGCACTATCTAATTTATTCTCGATTTTCTTTATCATTATTTCTATCATATATCGCTTATACTTGGGAAAGGATATGATACCGGATCTTTATAAATAGACTTAATATCGAGTTCATCATCGAGACTCTCTATCAATTCGATAAGTTTTTTTTCATTCGACTCCACTTCTTTCTTCGTTCTTTTATAATCTTCACAATACCTTTGAAGTCTTTTTAATGTACTATTTATCAACATTTCATTTTCTTTCAAATCTTTAAGTAATTCTACTCGTTCCCAGATGATATCCTCAATCTTTTCTTTGAACTCATCACTCAGTCCTCGTTTGAACCCAAAAAATTTCTTTACTTTTTCATTCATATTCGTTTTTTTATCTATATAAACTCTCAATATCACATTCCTTTTCGATAGCCTCTACCAATTCACTTACTTTTCGTTCATTTAATTCCATTGCATTCTCTATCTTCTTGATTTCCTCATAAACATCTTCAGCTTCATCTTTTATGTCTTTCATTTGTAATTGTAATTCTTCTAAATTTTGACGTAGTTCTTTACGTTCACGAATAAGTTTTAAAATTTCTTTCACAATTTCATCCTTTTTATTATCTCTGAATCCCATTAGCCTACTCAATCTTGCTTTTAATTTCATCCAATATTGTTTTAGCATCCATATTACGAGGTCTTTTTATTGTACATGAATATTTAATCGTACTTTCACTACCTATTTTAATTCTTAAATCTATATTTACATCTCGATAACTTTCAGTGGATGGAACATCTACTTCTTTACGATTCTCTTTAGGATATCTAACATAGAGATATTCTAAATCATGAGTATCAAAAATACTGAGTATATCACTATGAATTGCGGGCTTATCACCCGGTGATTCTAAGTACACAAACCTCCTTGGTGGAGGAGTAATAATTACACGTGGATAAGCATGTAAACTTTGAATCCAAGCTATCGCATATTTTTCTTTTTCATCAACTTTACAGAGATATGGAACATTGGGTTGTGGAATAGTAGGATCTGCACGATGCAATATAGCTACCTTCCCATTAGCAAGTCTTGAAATCCAATTTTTATCGTCTTTATCTCTATGAAACACCAAAACCTGAATATCTTTATCTTCCATTTTCCTTATAGTTACAAAATATAAATATTTTTACGTTCACTTTTTAGCTTAAAAAGATAGGGTTTTACATATACATTATTATCATTATCTATACTTAGAAGGACAGCACCTATATCTGGTTGTCTAAAATACCATCGAGTAATAAATCTACCTTTTCTAATTGCGTTCCACCCTGGAATATAAACATAATGTTTACCATAGATTGCAAAATAACTAAAGATATGAAAATGTGCACGTATAATCACAGAAACTTCAGGCATCTTCAATAGATGCTCAGTTAAGATAGCATTGAATACATCTTGATTCATACGAGTGCCTGTATAAACGGGTCTTGACCCTATACCATGTGCGATATTAATCACAACATCCGTGCCTTTCAATCGAACATTACTTATAGCACCACCAAATTTGGCGTGTAGAACCTCTGCTAATCCTCTATCTATATCATAATCAATAGAAGAATGATAACGACTGCCTGTAATTACTACTACTTTCTTTCCCTTAGTTACTGGTTTTAGTAGCTTAATTGCACACTGCAACTGATCATGTAGATCACAGTCAATTACATCCTTACCAAAATCTTTTGAACTTAATCCGTGAGTGATATCACCCAACAAGAATACTGCTTCATAATCTGGTAATTTTTCTTGTAAAAGAAGCCATTTGTCATATAATTCCTCCTGTAACGGAGATAATTTTATTTTTTGACCCTCTCTTGTAATAAAATCCGGATGCCATAATCCTTCTGTACTACCACAATGTAGGTCTCCTAATAAAAGAATATTTCTCATAAAATAATCTCATTCACTTTTTCGTAATCTATTTTTATTTTTTCTTTTGTTAATCCAAGTGAACTCGCTTTCTTCTGTATAGCATTAATAGTACGATGAGGCAAATGTCGTTCTTTAATGATTTTCGCAGTAATATCAGGTTTCTTCCATAAAGATTTTAAAATTTCTTCTTCTTCTTTACTCCAATACATTTTATTCAATATTTATTTGCATCACTCTTGATTACTATCTCAAAGGGCTTTAAGACTTCATTCAAGCTCTGAAGAATTTTTCGATGATAATCATAGAGTTCTTTGACCGATTTAGCAGCAGATTTTCTTAATCTTGCATCAATATACGCCTTTAAGGCATTTTCTAATGTTGTAAAAAATCCAACTGCTATAAATCCTTTCTTCCAAGTTGTTTTCGATTCTATTTCTTCATCTAAAATTTCACCTTCTATATCTGTAGCCTTCTTATAAAGAATCCACTGTACAGAATCACTACCCAATTTCCACTCTTCATCTAAATCAATTCTAATAGTTCTTGATTCTTGTTTATTTTTCTTCATTTTTACTACTTAATCCGATATACTTTTGGAATAAGGTTCTTTATCACTCTCCAAATACTCTATTTGCTTTTCTAATTTATTCAAGCGCTTTTTTTCTCATCTGATCGATATTTTCATAAATATCATGGAGCAGATCATCATGAAGCTTACTATCTTCTTCTAAAGTTTCTATACGTTTTACAAAATCTTCCAAATCCAATAGAGTTATTATTTCTATTTTCATTCTTTTACATCAAGAAATGCTTAATTTCATCTTTACAAGTATCAGAGATTTCACCTTCCTCTATCTCTCTTCCACAAGCATAACAGACATTTTGTTCTTCCCAGCTAATAAGTCTATAATAATTCAAATAGGATCCTTCAAATGGTTTATCAGATGTTGAATGAGGTGCGAAATATACTTTGCGTTTAAATTTATCTATAGTTATTACTTTACATCGAAGATTTGACCAGAGTATCTCGTCACCTTCTTTCAATTGTTCTAACTTCACAACTTCAATTTTTGCAGTTCTAACTATCTTCATTTTCTTCTCCAATTTCTAAATATAAAATATTACTTTTAATCTGCCAACTTTTTATTTCTGGATGGTCATTAAGAAGTTTATAGATATTTTCTGTTTCTTCTTTTGATAAAATTCTATCTGCATAATTTCCAAATACGGGAAAATCACCACTAAATGCATCACTAATTTCATCCTCGCTAAAAGTTCTGTTATGAACTTCAATACTATCAAATATTACATTCCCATTATAGTAACCTATCAAATGCCATTCTCCATCAGCTAAAAATTCTATATAATCATCTCCGCCATTGAAATCAATACGAACTTGAAAATTTAATTCTTCCTCTTGAGCTCTAGATAGATTCCGCTGTTCATTCATATTCTATTCTTTTATAAGATGCAAAATAATGCGATTTAACGAAATGTTTGATGTAGGTATAGTAAAATATCTAACAGACGAAAAAATTTGCGTGAACATTGAATATAAGCGTCTGGTGCGATTTCTTACACACATCAATTACTCTTTCAATAGATTCATATTCCATTCTACTCTTGTTCCTTCATTTGATATATAAACATCAGCAATACTTGTGCCTTTTGCTAAATCTCTACAGCCCCATGCACGTATCTGTGAATGAGTTTCTATAGGAGTTTTTTCAATGGGATACATTTTAAGAATATTCTTTGCTATATATTTACTTTTATCCCCGAATGGTGGTATGTCATCCATGTTTTTCATTTTACCAAAGGGACCTGCTGCACTCATCTCCGATTTCATTTGATTTGTTACTATAGCAAATCCGCCTGTCTTAAAACACCACTTCTTGAGTCTTCCGAATATAGCAGACATCATCAATAGTGCTTCACCGCGTTCTTTCATTGACATCTCTGCAAATGTAATTAAGACTGGCATACCAATTGAATCCAATACTACTATGTCTATACTATCATCAAGATTATCAACAAGTTCTTTGAGTGCTAATGTATCAAGACATACAACATAATTATCATTAAGCATTAACCTGTCCTTTTCTGATAGATTTCTTTCGGTATCAATATACAGTGGAGTATCTCCTTTCATCATTGCTTCCTTGACCATTTGAACTGCAAACTTCGATTTACCTATCCGGCTATCTCCGAATATCTGGACCACATCACCATCACCGAACAGTTTACGCATTATTTCTAAACTCTTAAGCTCTTTCTTACCTTCTGTCAAACTCTCACCAAATCTCTTAGTAAGTTTCCGTTCCTTTGAGCGTTTCTTTGTAAATTCTGTTTGACATTTATAACAAAGTTTTTTACCACCGAAAGCTTTAGGATTCTCTTCGAGGTACTTTAAAACTTTTTCAGTTAATTTTTTTCCACAATTCTCACATACAATTTCTGATTCCATTATCCTACTACTCGATCAACAACCGACTTTATAACCACATCAGATACCTGCACACCCTCGACTTTCAGATACTCTTTGACCCACAACAATATTTCTTCTTTTGATTTATTCCCACCAGACATTACCTTCCTTACTATCTCCTCAATCTTACTTTCATCTACTATCTCCGGCTCTTTTGCAGGCTTTCTATACACGACCTCATAATTGTAATTCCCCATGCTTGTAATCGTAAACACACTCCCCCTCATATCAAGGGGATTGCCACCAGCATTCTCTACAACTCTCCACATTTGTGTTGCCAATCCTGAATTTAGCTTGAATGCTTTCTTTCTATCATCTTTTAAATCACGTACCAATATCTGTGGCTGAGTCCATCCTACTTCCCTGTCATCTAATCCTACCTCTCCCTCATATACTTGTGTAAATGTATCATCGAGTATCTCTATATGTATCTCTTCTCCTCTGTTTTTAGGCGGAAACAAAAATCCTATTCTTTTCTCACGCTCTTCTACCTCTCTTCTTGCTTCTTCAAATATTCCTCTATCCCATTTTCTTGCCATTTTTTAATTCATTCCTCCTTTAATAATATTTAGGTAAAAATTTATCTTTTATTTTAAATAAAGGTATTCTTATTCTCTTACCTTCTAATAATTCTTTCATTTCATCTAACCTTAACATATTTGGAGCTAAAGCTAAAGTTACATAAGCAATATCTCCTGAACGCCATAAATACCTAACTGGTTTTTCCCAATCTATTTCATTCCGTGGTATATTGATTATTTCAAACCGAGTATTCTGACATTGAACACATCGCCATACTTCATTAGACCGACATTCATGGAGAGTTTCTTGCTTACAATAGTCACAATACATATCTTTTACTATCATATTAAATCTTCCAAATTTGGTATTTTCTTTTTTCTTAAAGGGCATGATGGTAAACAAATATCTTCTTTACACTTAACTAAATAATTTCGTTCCATAGTATATTTGATTTGATAAGCTGTAATATGGCTATCAAAATCAGACCACCCACAAGATTTACATGCATTATAAATCTCATTAAAATTCAATCCTCGCTCTTGAAGAATTTTAACATACATCCATCGTATTTTGTGATCAACTTCTGCTTGTTTTACTCTTTTGAAGATGCATGGTGGATTAAATGATGAAATGTTAAAAGGAAATCTTATTGTATCTGTAGATAAATTATCGATGTTGTAATCAATTATGTCTTCTTC